TAGGGCATCTAGTCTTCTCGTTCAAACGCGGTCAACGGCGGACGCGGCGGGCCATTCTGCTTCATCTTCTCCGCTACCAGCCGCGTCTCCGCGTTCAGTTGCGCAATCGATTCCTGGCTGTCCACCTTCGACTCGGTAGTCGCTACCGTCACCCGGTTCTTTTGCGAGTCTCTCGACTGATCGCTCGCGAGCTTCTGCTCGAGCATCGCCATCTTGCTTTGGATGTCCCGAGCCTGCATGCGTTCACTCGCGTCCATCTGAATCTTCTGGACGTTCAGTGCTTCCGTCGCCTGTTGCAGCGATTCCTGTAGCTGCTGATTCTGCTGCTGCAATTGGTTAATCTGCTGCATTGCCGCGGGCGGGAGTTGTTCTTGTCCTTTCGGGGGGATATTCGGAGGGCGCACCCGCTCGGCAATCGCATCCGATAGCGGCCAGTCCTGCGACTCGACATACAGATCGGCATACTGCGGCACGAGCTCCGGCGCCACCTGCGCGAACCCCAGCATACCCTCCCTGCTTTCCTCACGCTTCGTCTTGTACGAGGGTCCGACATCCGCCACCACGTCGTAACGCCCCAGCCCTAGATCGTATAAGCGCTGAATCCCCTGATCGTCGAAGGGCATCCCGACCGGGACCTGCTTCTCGGTATTATCCGCGCCGATTATCCGGATAATCCGCCCCGGCCTGTCGTATATTTTCGGGATTAAATCGATTAATACCCGGGTCTCGTGAGTGATCGCAATGGCGAGGTTATCGCTGTAGTGGTAATTGGCGACATCGCCCTGCAGTTGCCTCGCCTTGATCGCTACCCCGGTGGTCTCGTTGCTACGGTTGCCGAGGCTCGCATCGTATACGCCCGTGGTCGCCTTCAGGTGATCCACAGTTTGCATCTGCGCCACGGTAATCGACTGCACCGGTGGCTCGTACACCTGCCGTTGCGGAGGAGGAACCATCTCCTGACCAACAGATTTTGGTTTGTACTGCAAATACGCGAACGTTTTGCTATTTGCCTGAGCCCACTCCTTTTCGTGGTTCTCGATCTGGCCCTCGGCCACAATAAATGGGGCCTTCGGGGCGAGCGCGATGATCTCGGTCTTCGCCGACTCCCAGTAATTCAACATCCGCTGGGCATCCTTCGCGTGCCGCACCATGCCCACCATCGACACCTTGCCGTCCACGTCGTACTCTTCCCCAACCACGCCGATCAGCGGAATATACTTGCCTGGCCACTCGGCCTGCTCGAGTATTTTCTCCCCGTTGATGACGGACCACTCGACGTAAGGCACATCGACAACGCGCTTGCGAATTACCGGTGCGCCCTCAGGAGCATCCTTAAGCGGCAGTATCGTTCCATCCGGTAACATCACAATCGTTTCCTGGCGCGTGTGCCGGCAGAAGTACTCCGCTATCCGGACCCCGCCTTCCCAGCGCCATACCGGGGATCCATCCCCATGCGAGCGGTAATCCTCGGCACTCGATAAGTCCTCGTCGGGGTAGCGTTCCTTGTAGGCATCCTCGGTTAAATCCTCGACGATGAAGGCGTACTTCGCGTCCGAGTAATCCGGCTGCTGGCAGCTCGGGTCCATATACACCGTCTGCGGGTTCTTGATCCTCTGTACGTAGATCTCCTGATCGAAGGTGTTCCCCTCGACATACTTGGTGACAATCCGATACCACCCGCGCCCGCATACCGCGGCATAGAACGCAGCATAACTGCGTGCCGCATCAGCGTTGCTCTGGGTCTCGATGTGACGCAGCAGGCCTTGCATTACCTCTGCGGTCTTCGTGTCCCCTTGCGCGTCTACCGGGCTTACCTTGGGCGCGGCCTTGAGTTGTTTGAGGTTGTTGCTGACTTGATGCACGAACTGCGGCAGCCGGTTAATCGTGAGGCACGGACGATGATCGAGTTTGCGATGAGTGGCGATTTCCTGGGCCCACTGGTCCCCGTCATAGAAGCGGACGTCATCGAGCGCAATTTTTCGATACTCCGCTTCATACACAGCGACCAGATCGAACCGGGCCCGTGCCGTCGCCAAGAAATCTTCTGTGTCCTTTTTAGAAGGCGCAGTTTTCCTCTTCGCTTCAGCGCCGGGTAAGCCCGGGAGCAGCGCTTGCGCGGTCGCGTAATCTGACATCGTTAGAATTGTGCTGTGGAACGGAAATTAGGGGAGAACCGCCAGTATCAATGCGCTGAATGCGGCGGCGAGTTTGTATCGGAGAGATCCGACGATGACGCCATCGCGGAAAGCGACGAGCTATTCGGGGGCGAAGCTCAGGACTGGGCGGTATTATGCGATGTGTGCTTCAAGCAGGTAATGCAGCACTCCACATCCTGACTACTTTTTCTTGAGACGCTTAGCTTCCGAGAGGGCGATCGCCACAGCCATTGGCTTTCGGGTCACGGTTTGCCCGGAACTGCTCTTGAGTTCGCCGCTCGCAAACTCATCCATCACCTTTGCAACCTTTGCCTTCCCCGCCGGTTTCTTCTTCGGCCTGGCATGTAACGATTCTTCACTGCACGCGGTACACATTCCCATAGCGTTCTCCTTCTTCGCTTTAGCGCCTAGCTCATCCAACCGGTCGAGGCATAACTGCGCTCCGGTGTCAGGTACTCCCGGTCTTCATCCTTTACCGCGGTCGACTTGGTTTGAATCACGTTGTGGAGCTCGACACACACATAGCGAAGCGCATCCATCAGGTGGTCGCGAGCCTTCACTACCTTGCCACGCTCGTCCCGGCGATACAGGCGCAGTTCACTCAACGTGTTCGCCAGCGACGGGAAGATCTTCAATCGCCCCGAACTCATCCGCGTCATCACGTGGTAAATCCCCGACTCGACCGCATTGTCTGCGGGCGTCAGATCTAACCCGAGATCGGTGTACATCTGCAGCAGTTCCCGCCCGTCAATCTGCCCTCTACCTCGCGCTGCGGGGTCAATCGCGCCCCGGATCCATTTGCCCCGCGACTGAATCGCTTGCACATGCACCACGGGCTCGGCTTCACCCCGGTAATGCTCGGACCAGCAATACAGCACATCGGTGTCCCGGTTCAACGCCACCCAGACTACAGCGGTCCTATTCCAGCCCACATCCATACCGTACGCACGCGGCCAGTGATCGGGAATCGGCATCTCAGGCACCACCAGATCCGACTCCGCAACCGGGTAGATCGCGCCCGAACCTAAACTCGGAATGCCCTTGCTGCGGGCCTCACGCTGATAAGCGGGGATCGATTCCCATAGCTCGTCTTTAGCCTGCTGCGACAGATGGGGCACGTCGTCCCACGTCGCGTGGATAACAAACTTACTCATCGGATCTCAGCAGATGCAGCAGGTGCTTATCAATGCGTTGTACGCGACCGTCCTCGAGCGTTACTTCTACCCGACCCAGCCCCATCACCTTCGTTATCGTGCCGATCTCGTTCACCTTGGCGTTGGGGGTGTCTCGCAGAAACCGGGCCCGGGTGATGCCCACATCAATCCACATCCCGCCCGCACTACCCATCTGCACAAACAGCGGCTTGTCATGGAAGCGAGTCCCGCCGAGGCGCATTTTCACTGATGATCCCACTCCCCGGTTTCGTTCGCTGTGTGCTGATGGCAAGGGCACAGACACGGGGCACTGCAGTACTCACATGTCTCGTCGCACTCGTCATGCCGCTTGTGATAACAAGCCGCTGAGTTGTACTCATGCATGAAATCTGCCATTGGTTAAATCCCGCGCTAAAGCGAAGTAAAACAAATGGCCGACTTGGTAGTAAGCCGGCCGTTTGTTTCACTTTTGAACGATGGACAACAACAACGATAGAGAATACAGAGATGCCACACTCTGCACCTGCATTATACCCGTTCCGCGGGATCAGACGGCCGCTGCCGGTATTCCATCCGGTTTCGCTCGACCTTGCCCAGCCGCAGCCGATGCTCGACCGACGCCACCCCAATCTTTAAACGATTCGCGATCTTCTGATAACTCAAGCCCTCACGGTACAACTCACAAACCGCATCAATCTCCGCTTGCGTTGTCTTCTTGTGCAATCTCGGATTCTATCAATGCCCGGTCGCAACGGGCTAACGCAAGCGCCTGCTCACGGGTGCAAGCGGCTG